ATGGGAAACATTTAATAGGCATAGGTTTGATTTTTATGTTTATCATGCTTGAAGGTGGGTGGGATTTTAACAAAACAGAACTAAAGAAACATGATGTAGATTGGAGCAATGGAAATTGTTTTCATAGCATGATATATGCTTTTGTGATATATGGATTATTTTTACTTTCATCTAAAACCAGAATACTATGGAATTCTATTTTCTTTTTTTTATTATTCGTTCTGTATATTACAAATACACAAAGATTGTATTACTTTAATCGTAAGTATATCAAACCTGACATGAATAGAGATATATTAAAGGGTGAAAAGGTGGTATTATATTCACTGCCATTTATTTTGTTAGTAGGTGTTGCCGACTATTATATGTATAAAACAAAACAATTAGGCAAGGATTTTAATTTATATCATTTCTTTTTAGGCAATCCTATATGTACGCGTTTGTAAAATTGACATTTTTGATAGTTTATGTAATTTATGTAATTATATATAAATTACCATGCCACCGATTGATATCAAAGAAGACCGTGAGGTTCGTCTTATTTGGGCGAAATTTCAAAACTTATTGTCAGTTCATAATAAATCAAAACCAGCGAATTGTATAGAGTATAGTCTAGACAAATGGGAGCAGGTCCGTCAGGAATTAGAAGACGAAATGCGCAGACGAATTGCAATTGTTCGTAAGCGTGCAAGACTTGAACGGTTAGCAAAAGTGAAAAACAACACACAAGACGATCAGAATACAAATTCACATTCGGAAGATAAATAGAAAAAATGTAATTCTTTTGAAAAGATAGTTTATAAATATTTAATGGGATTAAATATTTATGTAATATTTTTTATTTTAAAGTTGTAATTAAAATGCTTAGTTGCTGTAAGCAGGGCCAGCCATGCCAGACATTACGCGGAGAACGTTGTAATTGACGGCATATACACGGACCTTGGAGGTCTTTACACCAGAGACGGCACCGGAAGAAAGGACAAGCTGGAGGACAGCATTGTCAATTCTGGAGAAATTGCAACTGCCAGAAGGCTGGTGCTCCTCGGGGCGAAGGGCGAAAGAATACACATTAATACCAGCATCAGGAGCACGGGTATGGTGTTGGTAAGGCTGAACAACGTCAAAGTAAGAACCCTCACGCTCGGAGAAACGATCCTGTCCGTTAAGCTGAAGCTTAGCAGTGACAACAGGGTTCTCACCCCAGCAATGCATGTCAAGGGCAGTCTCAGCAAGCACGAATGTACCGGCATCAGAGAGACTGGAACCAGCAGCAGCTCCTTCCTCCCAAGTGGCGTTAGCACCAGCAGCACCAGCCTTGTCCATCTCAAAGAGTCCCTCGCTATTGATGAACTTATCGGCACCAGATGTCTGGGTCTCACCACCGAAAGCATGGACGGCGTTGGGGAGAGCATCAATGGCATCAGTGTAATTAAAGGGCTGAGCACCAAGGGTCTTGTAGAGTGTCTCGCCACTCTCAAGAGAAGCACAGTAATCTACATTCTCATCAGGCTGAACAACCCAGATAAGCTCCTTACAGGGGTGGTTGAAGTTAAGCTTGATCTTATTGGAAGAGGAACCAACAGATTCGTCACCTGTGAATTGAACCTGCTCAATGAGGTACTCATGAGGGTTCTGGGCCATCTTGCGACGCTCATCGGTATCAAGGAAGATATAATCAACGTAAAGAGAAGCGGCAACAAGAGACTGCTGGTAAGCAGCACTCACTGACTGGGTACCAGACTCACCGGCAAGGTCCTTTACGGCCCAGAGGCACTCACCAATGGGGCGGAAATCAATGTTGATCTTGACCTCGTGGTACTGAAGAGCAATAAGAGGAAGGGCAAGTCCAGGGTTGCGGCAGAACCAGAACTGAAGGGGGACATAGAGAGTGGTCTCAGGAAGAGCATTGCGGGGGGCACATACCTGGGCAGGGCCTCCGGAAGAAGCACAAGGTCCAGAGACATTGGCAAAGTTAGGATCAGTGATGTAGGTAAGGGCAGTGGTGTTGCCGATCATCTTGTGGTATCCAGACTGCTGCTCCTTAGAGAGGGTAAGCTGGTTCCAGATGTGCATCCAGTCACCGTACTGACGGTCAATGCGCTGACCACCGATCTCAACCTCAACCTGAGCGACGAGCTGCTCGCCGATGAAATCTAACCAACGGGCATAGACGGCACCAGTAGCACTCTTCATCTCCTGGTCAATCTGAGGAAGAGTGACCTGAAGGTATGTGCGGTAGGCAAGATCACCATTACGGCTGATTGTGCAGGTTACACGGCGGCCGAAATCAGCCTGACCAGAGAAAGTCTGCTCAATAGACTCCATAGCGAAGTTAGTATGGCGTCTGTAAGACACCTTCCAGAAAGTAATCTCGGGGGTTCCAGTAAGGAACACGTCCTTGGGCGCCATAGGCGACAAGTTGCATAAGTCCTCCAGCCATTTGTCTGTAGTTATACAATAGAAAAAGAAATTAATTTCAGAAAAATACGAATAATTCTTTTTATTTTTCTTGCTACTGTTTTTCCTAAATTATTATTTGTACTTACAATGCTATTATGTATTTGTTGGAATTAACCCACAAATACATATGTTTTGGTATTTGTATAGACGATGAGTGCATTAACTAGCCATCTTTTTATAATGCTACTTACAATTTGTTAGATACACATTTGAAATCCTCATTTCTCATTTTTCCAGGTGCACACGGTTTTACACATCGGTTTGTGTTTGGATTCAACTCTTTTCCCTTTTTCATACATTCTTCCTTTTTCGTTACAACCAGTTTGATTTTCTGGGTTTTATTTGATTTTTTTGCAGATTGTTTTTTTGTAACACATCTGAATTTATCATTTCTAACTTTTCCTTCTTTGCACTTTACCACGCATTTTTTTGTATGTGGGTTGTAATCTGACTTTCCTGGAGGACAATTTGTCGCAGAAGAACGTGGCGTGAAAAATGTTGATACGGATAAGGTCGATGCGATTTCTATACTTTGTTTTGAAGGACTCGGACTGACGGAGGTATATACAATATGGTCGTTTAATAATGCGTTATAATCATTATATAGCTGTTTATAATCTGTTTTACGTTTGAAAAAATTAGGTGTACAATATTGTTTCATTAAGGCTTTTGCATCCTTTACAAATTTGTCGTCATAAAACATGTTGTCATTCAATATAGTTGAAAACATTTGCCAGAATGCCAATGACAAACTATATGTATCAAAACTATTCGCTACTCGTTCTAAAAACTGCGGGTATTTCATTTTTTCCTTATATTGAGAACATGTGTCTTTGTTGAAAAATTTTTTATTCGCACAACTGAGTTCTGTTGGAAAATTACTCCACGATATAGCCATGTCATTCTTACTTTTTTTCGCGGTTTCTATGAATTTGTCAATTCTGTTCATTAGACCAAAATCAATATATTTTGCTTTTCCGGTTTCAATATTATAGACCATATTTTGCTTTTTGATATCATGATGTATGATGTTATTATCAACAAAAAACTGTAGCCCTTTTATTAAATTCAATATAGAGGTGAAAAATACCGATTTATCATGATTGGACAGTTTTGGAAATAATTTGAATAAAAAATGATGTATATCCACTCCTCCGTCGTCTAATAGTAACATTGATATTCCAGAATAATCATTATAATAAGCTATCTTCCGCTTTACTGGACTTGCATCACAATCTTTAATCATTTTTTTGAATGCGGTATTTAATTTGGGCTTGCAAACTTCCGGATAAGCCATGGCAAATTCTTCTATTCCGGCCATATTTTTGAATATTTCCATTTCCTTTTGCTCATGTATTGCATCTTTATCAGACATTATTTTGGATACTTTATCCGTGTAATCATGTTTTGTTTTACATTCTAAACTGGGTTTTACTACACATCCATATGAACCCTGCCCAATTAATTTATTTTCCATATATAGTTACTCTACATACTTTTTACTTTTATTAAAGGTTCTCAATATCAGAAAACAATATATTGGTTGAAAAATTAGAAGACACGAAAGTTTCTAAATAATTTGCCTGAAATATTTCTCTCTTATTCTCGTGTTTTTTTGTAAATACATAAGAGTCTTCATTTTTTTTCACAGTCCAACCTTGGTCCAATGCATTCGCTATAAATATCATCTTTTGGAATACGGGCGTATTTATTTTCAAATTTTCGGGCAATTCTAACGATATGTCTTGTGTCATTGTATAGCAAATATTTAGATACTGTTTTTATAAGTTTTACGAATTTAATGAATTTAATGTATTTAATGTAGTTATAGTATATAAGCATGAATACTCCTGAATATCATTCAGCTATCTATAAACTCAATTCTAATAAACAAATCGCTACACGTGTATGTATTAGTGAATACAATTGTAATCTATTGCCCAAAGAAATGGATTTTCAAATTTTAGCCAAAATATTGTGCAAAATGCAAAATATATGTTTCAACGATCGTAATGTAAAAAATAAAAACAAAGATAGGATTGTAGAATTATTTTCAGCAAAAAATGACAAAACATTAATAGTGTCAATGTCTTTGGGTTATAAAAAATACGAAACTGATTTTGAAAACTTTATAGACGGAGGGGCAGCTACCGTTCAGAAAAGTAATCAAGATTTTTTACAATATCAACAACCATGGATTAACGAAGTTTGTCGTGCAAAAGATAAAGAAGTGAAAACAGATAAATCCCCGGTATCCATAGTGATGGATTTGATTGAAAACTATATTACTAATTCTTTAATGAGGACATCTAAGAAAATAGATGGAATGTATTTATATGTAGAAAAAAATCAACCGGAAGGTCGTAATCCAGAATTCTTAATAAATTATTATAAAAAATACGGATTCGTAGAGATAAAGAGTGAAGATGATGAATATTATTATATGAAAAAGCAATTGAATCATAATGTGGAAAACAGAACTTTAAGTAAAAACAGAACTTTAAGTAAAAACAGAACTTTAAGTAAAAACAGAACTTTAAGTAAAAACAGAACGTTAAGTAAAAACAGAACTTTAAGTAAAAACCCTCATTAAATATGTAACTGTATTATATATTGAATGGCATACAATTATTCTATAGACGCGGATAATGAGAGTTTAACCAAATGGAATTCAGGTTTGAATCTTGAAGATATGGATCATGATGCAGGAGCTCCAAATAATACGTTATATAAAGCATGTAGAGATTCATTATTTGATGATATAAATTCTCTTGAATATCCGGATTTAATGTATGTAAAACCGATTATCATTTCTAAGAAAAATTTATACACTAAGCCACAAGTGATATTAGAAAATTATTCTATACGTGATACTGAACCAGCATGGAAATTAAGCATGGATGAAAAATATACACCAGCGTATTATTTTGATCCAGCATCCAGAAAATACCCTGTAGAATTTCCGGAAACTGTAACCCGTTTACACAATCAAACAATTAATCTGAAAAAATACGGTCTGAATATTACACTATCTTTTAAATTAATAAATAATTTTTTGAAAGAAACAAATAAACCGACTGTACTAGCAACAACTATTAATATAAATAACCGAAACTTCAAAGATAAACATACTGAATATATACATAAAACTGGATATGCTATGGGTAAAACGAAATCTGGGAATCAATTATTAATTCCTAATCGTGCAACGCAATCATCACCAGATTATGATCATCTAATGAGCCAAATCTTAATATTAGGAAACGGAGAGAAAGACCATTTTTTCAAAACGAATGCAGATAGTACATCTCCCGATATTTTTTTACGTGGCCAAAGAATGATAGTATATAAATTACTAGGTGATTTGCTACATGCTGTACTTGCTACACCGGATGACCTAGTATTTACACTAGACACGTATTTAAAAGATAGATGTAGAAAAAATGGCATAGCGGTTGTTGCCAAAGAATCAAATCTATTAGATGTTTTATTTAATAAAAAAACAAAATTGTATGATGTATGGATTGATAAATTATATGACAGAGATGAGAAAAAAAATCCATATGAAATAACTGGTGGAACAAAAGGGAAGGCAAAAAAAGCTCCTGCAAAAGTCCTTTCAAAGGGAAAAAAGAATAAACAGGTAGAATTAACTGGTAAAGAAGGAATATTGAAAGAAGGAAGAGAGGAAATAGCTAATGTGATGACTTCACGCAAGAGTGGTAATAAATACAAAAAAATATTAGTATCATGTTTCAATTATCATCCTGCTAATGAAATTATACCAGATGAAGGAATGGATGTTGAGCTTCCAGAAAGTACAGGAGGTAACAATAAGAAAGAATACGAAAATCTTGACAGATTCCCCGAGTATCGTACATTAAAAGAGCTGTCTGGACAGTCTATTACTGAACTATTACAGTTTGTAGAAACTAAAATAGAAAACCAGATGAAATTGAATAATGAAGTAATTGAAAAAGCGAATACGGATGAAGATAATAGACAAGAACTTACATATAATACAGAATTAACGTCATCAGTAGATAGTCTTGAGCAACAAATATTAATGTTGATTAAGAATTTGTATGCAATTAAAGATGAAAAAGCTATAGGAGTAAGCGACAAAATGGCCGAACTGGTTGAATTATTAGTAGATGACGCAAATATGTTATTTGAAGGTGACCTGGAAATATATTTACTTAGAAGTATTTGTAAAGATGATAAAAAAGCATTGGAAATGTACAATATTATGAACAGTTTAACAGACGAACACGGATTATTTGTATATGATTATCGTCTTCTATTAGATTTCGTTGAAAATATAGAGTTAATAAAAGATAATACACCAGAGCAGATAGATAATATAAAAAATGATAGTAACTTTGACTTCTTAAATAATAAAATTAACGAATATACTCGTAAAAAAGAACTATACCAACCAACTATTGAAGACCTTGAACAGTATTCTTTGATGAGTGAAGAAAACAGAAAAGAAATAGATGAAGTGAAAAAAAATAATTATACAACACACGTACCTAATGTTAATGTACCTAATGTTAATGTACCAACTAATGTTTTTAGGAATGGTATAGAAATGTATGCTGGTGGTAAATTTAGAAAAACAAAGAAAAATAAGAAAAACAAAATTAAAAAGTTGAGGAAAAAGACAAAACGGATTCAAATAAAAAAGAAGAATAGCACCAGAAGAAAAAAGAACTAACCAATTGAGAAAAAAGTAACATAAAAAACATATGATTGTATTATTATCTACATTCATATGTCAAATAAAAGAGGAAATAAGGCAACGTCTAATCCACAAAATATACGTACAATAGATACTAAGCATGCTGAACTATTAGAGAGATTTCAAAAAATAGAGAATGAAATAATACCTCAACTGCAAAAAGAGAAAGAGACGTTAAAACTCTCTGTCAATACTCTTAATGAAAACCAATTAGATGATTTTATGTTAATCAAAGATAAAATTGTAGAAATAAACAAGCAAATCAAATTATTAACACGAGAACGTAAAACATATTTGTTGGACAATTCAAAACATATTTTTGAATATTTTGAACAGAAACAACAGATTTCCAATGATTCCAATTTAATCAATCAGAATTCAAAGGTATTAAATTCCTTTTTCAAAATAAAAGCAGTTACGGAAGAATCAAGCAATATATCTAATGACAAATATAACCAATCTAAACAATATTACTCACAATATTGGGCAAATGTAAATAATGAAATTCAAAATATACAATCCTATATTATTGCCACTGATATTTGCAATATATGCAATAATGGCGAAATGATTGCATTAGACGAAGAAGGTATTCTCGTATGTAATAATGATAAATGCGGTAAGTATATATCTTATATCGTGGATAGTTCAAAACCGACTAACAAAGAGCCTCCAAATGAAGTCTCATATACTGCATATATACGTTTGAATCACTTCAAAGAGATATTATCTCAGTTTCAAGCAAAAGAAACTACACAAATACCCGAAGAAGTCATTGAAGATATCCGTGCCAGGATTAAAAAAGAGAGAATTACAGACATGTCTTTGATTAATTATGATAAAATGAGAGAAATATTACGTAAATTGGGGTACAATAAATATTTTGAGCACATTCAATATATTAATTCTATGTTTGGAATAAAACCACCAGTTATGAATGAAGAATTACACGAAACATTATGTGTTTTATTCATTGAAATTCAGAAACCATGGGCTGTACATTGCCCACCAAACCGTACTAATTTTTTTAATTATACCTACACTTTGTATCAATTGTGTGTATTGTTAGACCAGACCCAATATTTGCCATATATTCCCATGATGAAAGACCGTGAAAAACAGCTGGAACAAGATATGATATGGAAAAAAGTATGCAACGATCTGGATTGGGAATATTTCCCTACTGTGTAATATAATAATTATAGAGTTTATTATTATATTATAAGTTTTTCAATTGGTTGCATTTAAGCAGCAAGGCGAATACCACCAACAAGGGTACTACCAAGTGTCATACCAGCACCATTGCGTGCGCTGGAACCCATCGCAGGAATGAAAACATCAAGGATGCTGAAAGTAGCGGCAGCAGTCAAAGCAATAATGATAATCTCCTCTACATTAAGAGCTTTCTTGGGAATAAGCATCGCGCAAATGGCAACAGCTAAACCCTCAATCAAGTATTTGATAGCACGTTTCAACAACTCGTTCATGTCAAACATCTCAGGCATATTTGAATGTATAATATAACACAATAAAAAAATATCGTTTATTATTATTTACTTGAAATTACTTAAATATATACACCTTGAAAATGTATATTGGCTAAATGTCTTCTTTTGAGAAAAAGTCGTTACCAGATGGTGAAAAAAACCCTAAATATGTAGATCTGTGTGATGAAGATCCTACTATTGCTGGACAGAAATTTGCATGTATATCTTTTGTATCTCCTGAAAAGATTCTCAAGAAAAGAGAGGTATTTTTATTTGATCAGTTTATTAAGCAATGGGAGTTTTCCAAATCTATGGAAAGATATTTTGAATTTATCCATTTTATCGCATATAAGCATAATGTCAAAGTGGATAACTTGATAGAGGATTTTAACGAGTTTGTTAAAGAAGAAGGCATGAAACTCAAAAAGAGTGGCATAGAAGATGATTACAAAAATTTTATGGATAAACAGGAAGATAAGTTGAATGAGCAATTTACACGTGATCATGCTTTCCAAACATCTGTAAGAGGACTAAAGATAAGAGGTGTATTTGGAACGCAAGAAGAAGCTGAGATGAAAAGTAAGAAACTTCGTGAAAACGACCCCAATCACGACATATTTGTAGGACCCGTCGGCATATGGGTGCCTTGGGACCCGGATGCATACAAAACCGGACGCGTAGAACATCTGGAGGAAGAGTTAAACGCTCTTCATCATGAAAAAATGAAGAATGAACAAATGGCAAAGAAAGAATTTGAGGAACGTATTCGTGAGACGAAGAAGAAGGCCATCGCGGAAAATATTGAAAAGGCGAAGGAGCATAACAACGTATTAACACAGACATTGGATGATGAAGGTAACTTAATTGGAGTGAAAGAAACAGTTGATTTTGAATCACGAGAGGTTGCCGATGCAGAATCTACGAAATTACATAATGAAATGTTAATTTCCAATGCGAACAACGCTACTGACGAGGACTCATTAGAGAAAGTAGATTGAAAAATTGATTATCAAAAAAAATAAATTGTTATATGCATAATATGAATTATATAACAATACGAAATTTACGATTAGTATGAATCAGCCTACTGCTTTTTACACTGTATTAGAAAAAGTAGTATGGGGATCATTTAATGAAGTACTGCTAACAAAAACAGATTCATTTGAAAAATATAGCGATTATATTGATAAAAATAAGGATAGAGTAAAAGAGTTAGACTGTTTGCATGTTTTATTTTACTCTTATTTTAAATATAAGAAAAATAACCAATCATTCTGTAGAAAACAAAAATATGTCTCTATACAACAAGTATTAAAAAACACATTCTTAAGTGAAGAAAAGAAAGATGAATATATAAATTGTTTATCAACTACCCAAAAACATTATATTGCACTTAATCGGTTTGCATTCTTGTATAAGTATAAAAAAGCCCGATATGGTTGCACTGATGATATGTATATGAACCCTATATCAAAAAAAGGAAATAATTATATTGAAATGTTACAGGAAAATACCAAATATATCTTTACTATCCCTGATATTACAAAAATAATTCGCAAAAGTCTGCATAATTCAGAGGAATTATATGCAGATCCTCTTCCGTGTAAAAACCCGTATTGCAATCTACCTTTCACTAAGAGCAATCTATACGCAATTTATTTTGCTATCAAAAAGAGTGATTATAATATCCCAGAAGCATACCACACCTACTTTCAGTGCAACTTTTCATTAACTAAATTCTTAGATAATTATGAATGTATGCTCAGAGAAAGGGCAATAGATGATAGAAGCAAACTACTGGATGAAAGTTGCACATGTGATGTTAAAAATGATATACTAGATATGATTGAAATGTACAACGACAGTCATTCCAGTTTTAAGATTGACATTCATGATGATTTTCCAGAGGAAACTTTGTTTAAAACATTTACACCTTACGTCAAGTACTATTATCGTAGCATGTTTTCGTTAAATACCATAGACAAGGCAAAAAATCGTCTATATTGGCGTGCTTTACTTAAGCATTTTGCAATTCAAAATCCTCTTTTCGGACGTAAAACCATAAAATCTGTTAAAAAAATGAACAACAAACGCACAAATATTATAGCATTTAATGATATTGCTGGTACGTTTGAAGCACCTTGTAATTATAATACAAATGATAGTGATTGTCATATCAAATATAGCAATATTGAAAAGAAATTTATAACAGATTATAGAAAAGATATTCAAAATGCGGTGTATGGTAATTCTACTCACAATGTACGTGAAGATTTCAACAGCATAATGACACAGTACATAAACTATGCAGATAATACTATCAATAATAATATTGAAAGTGGGGATGAAAATGATAGTAATGGCAATGATGACAGTGATGACAGTGATGACAGTGATGACAGTGATAAAGAAAGTGTTAAAACTGAGATTGAATCATATAATGCCGATTTACCAGTGGTAGAGGATATGAATGTTAGAAACACACCGGCTTAGATAAAATATACTAATTCAAGAAAATAATATTAACAATAGCAAATATTATTTTTTTACCATTTTGATTTTTTCACGTTAATAGTAGTTGCTGACTTCTTCTTGGACTTGCTTGGGTCGTATGCATCGTCTTCGTCATCAGAACCCATATTTTTAGAAATCTCCCAAAACTCTTTTGAACCCAATCTAAAATCCGGATGTTTCTCAGCTTTATACCAAAATATCTGGTCATTCAACTTATTTGATTTCGCATTGTTATTAATAACCAAACATTCATAATTTTCGGTGGTCTGATCCATAACTGCACAAAACGCTTCCAGTGTAGGAAACATACTTGCATAATTTTCCCAGATGCGCTTCCTATTTGTCAAATAGGGTTCTCTTAATAAGAATACATAATCTATATTGGTTCTAAGATTAGGTGGAATGCCCAAAGGATACTGCATGGTAATAATTAACATAATTTTCCAATGACGTCCATTCATAAATAACAACCGCATCATTTTATCTCGGGTCCAACCTTGGTCATACAAACAATCATCTAAAATAACAAACGCTCTGGGGTCTATAGTGGTTCTTTTATATGTTTCCAGCTCCTTATTTACTTGCTTCAGTACTGTTTTTTGTCGGCGAAGTACATTCTCTATCAACACCGTATTATACTCTTCATGAATGAATAATTTAGGTACATGGGCAGCATAGAATCCATTGCCGGCTTCAGTTCCAGAAATAACCGTCCCAATAGGAATATCTTGATGATAATAGAGAAGATCTCTAACTAAAAACGATTTACCAGTGTCACGACGCCCAATCATAACGATAACCGGTCCTTTATTTTCATCTGGTTTAAAGGTAATTTCGCGCATATTAAATTTTTTCATTTCTAATGTCATTTTTATTGAATTTGTAATAATGTAAGAACATATATATTTCTTTATTATCAAACGTGAATTTACCAGATATTATTTTGCATTAGTTTGAATAGTTTAAGAAAAATATACAATCCACTTATATTGAGTATTTTTTTCCAATTATGCCTAAATTTGAATTGTATTACCATAAGATTCCTAAACTGAATGCATCATTCTTTAACGACATTTCTAATAATTCTACCGTAACTGAATATAATCCATATAAAATTAGTAATTATCAAAATTACAACCCTCTGTACAATGAATTATTTCATTTAGATGAAAATACCTATAACAGAATTACTTTAAATCAAAGATACCAATTTGTCGATCCGAATACTGTGTATGACAGAGTATCTGACACCAATTTAGAACAAAATATTTTCATAAAGTTTTCACCTCTGTTAGACCCTATGCGATATATGGTGGGTAAATATAAAGAACAACTACCTATTATACAGAACTTGCCTGGCATCAAAGACAATGTGGGCACAACTCACCCTAAATATATTGATACGAATAATGTTTCCTATACTGATAATTTCTTTTGCTATCTTTGCAGTCAAGTGCTGCATATGCATTCTTTTGTCAACTCACTTGATTATTATGGATCATTTTTATGTATTCAAAATAAATACAAAATAGATATATCTGATGATATTGAATATTTACAAAACTCTGATTATTTCAATAAACATTTGAATGAACTTTTTACAGTAACACTTACCAATAATCCTTTCTTGAATTTTGCATCGAGAGCGAACAAAGAACCTTTGCGTATATCAATGAATAATAAACACAATGTTACTTGTTGCTCTTTGCCGGATTTACAAGTTGATTCATCAGAAAATAATTCATTTGATAATGCAGAATTAAATATGGTATATGAAAATAGTAATATTTCTAAACAAGATAATTACATTGATAGTGACGAGGAAAGTATAGGCGATAGTAGCCAGGATAGTCGTGTATCATATTCATCGAATGATTCGGAATTAATCAATGAAAACACAAATAGTAGTGTCCATGATGGTGACACTGACAGTGCTGGTGGCGATGAAAACTGGGAAACAGATAGCGATGATGAAAGCGGGCATTCTTCTATGTGTGAAAATGAAACATTTGCTTACATTAATGAATATCCAGTTCAAGGAATATGTATTGAAAAATGCAAGGGCACGCTGGATGATTTATTTGAAAATGAACAATTAAGCAGTAGCGAAGGCATTTGTGCATTGTTTCAAATTATAATGACTCTATTATGTTACCAAAAATGTTTTCATTTTACTCATAACGATTTACATACAAATAATATTATGTACTGTGACACAGATATTGAATTTTTATATTATAACTATAATGGTCAGCTATACAAAGTGCCTACATATGGAAAAATTTATAAAATAATAGACTTCGGTAGAAGCATTTATAAATTTAATGGACGAATTTATTGCAGTGATAGTTTTGGTCCAGAAGGTGATGCTGATACACAATATAATACAGAACCATTTTTCAACGAAAATAAGCCAAGAATTGATCCAAATTTCAGTTTTGACTTATGCAGACTGGGCTGCTCTTTGTATGATTTTATTATTGACGATGATGAAAACCCCACTGACTTCAATGATCTTCAAAAAGTTATCCAGTTATGGTGTCTAGATGATAACAATAAAAACATTTTATACAAAAAAAATGGTGAAGAAAGATATCCTGATTTCAAATTGTATAAGATGATTGCTAGAACTGTACATAACCATACTCCCGAAGCTCAACTTAAATTACTCTTTTTTTCACAGTTTGAAATATCTAACAAAAAAATAGGCAATATAAACATTATGGATATTGATAAAATACCTACTTATGTCTGAGACATACCAAGCAAACGAACTCTTTTTTGACGTATAGCATTTTGACCACTAGTCGTGAAAGTAGATCTAAAATCTATCATATCACTCTTTACAATTTCTCCATGATGGTCACTATATATTAGTCGCTTGATTTCAAAACTCTGCATCTTGGTGTAACAATCCACACACGGTTGGGAACAATCTAAAGTATTTGAGTTTGTAACACGTGCGACGTAAAGAGTAATTTTTTTTGTAATATTTTGTTTTCTGCATTTTCTCAATACATCAATCTCTGCGTGACACGAACATGCATGTGCAATCAGTCCATCTTTGGAATGTGTTCTATAGTTATTAAACCCCCTCGCTACGATTTTCCCAGATACAACTGCAACACACCCGTGTTTATATCCAACGATTGATTTGGTCGCTTCATAACCAGCAAGTTGTATGTACCGCAAATCCCGGTTTGAACATGTTAATGACATAACATACTATATTGATTTCTGTTTAGATTGAATAGATTATATAAAATCTATTCAATTTTTGTATATTTTTATCTTTTTCTGATACTATACATTCATGGTTGTATATCATATTTTTTAGCAAAATCAGCAGGCGTATATATTGGGATATTCATGTCTTTTGCTTTTTTTACTTTATTAGAAACGTCATCATAAGATTTTGTAATAAGTATATCTGTATTTTTCCCTATATTATCATCTAATATACCGCCTATCGTATCCAATGATTCTATTATGTGCTTATCTCTCACTTTCGTCATAACTATATGCTTTCCATAAAGTGCATGAGAGGTATCATAAGTCTTTACGTCTTTGTTTTCAAACGTCATTGTATTTTCTAATTCACTTGTTAGCTTGTGTGTTAGTTTAATTTCTTTTATGAAAACCATAAATTTGGTTATATTTTCTACAAAACTTTTTGCGTTTTCTGTGCCAATTCCAGGAATAGACAATAACATCTTTCTTTTCTCTTCCTCGCTTTCGGTGCTAGTTAAAATTTCAGGATACTTACTCATTATAGGAGTAATTTTTCTAATACCGATTCCTCTTCCAAATAGGTTAGATGCAGCCATAATATCAATTAATGAAGCTTTCGCCACTTTATCGCGTATGCCATCATGTATCTTATTTATCATTTTTTCTTTGAAACCTTCTACTTTCTCAAAATCAGTTTTGTTCATGTCTATGATTTTCGGAATGGTATTGTATCCAGCTTTCATTAATCGTTTTACATTGCCACTGGATAAACCATCTACTTCTATGCCTGTAAAAAAAGCGGTTATGTTCTTTTCTTGTACTGTTTCATCCATAGATATGTCGTCTAATACTATATCTACATGCGTTTCCGTCCAATGATAAGGTACTGTTGGCATTTTTGCTTTTTCGGCTGATGTTGTTACGGATCTGATGTGAGGGATTACATCGCCACTGCGCACCAATTCAATTACTGCTCCAATTCCTATTTTATTCGTTTCAATGAAATTACCGTTAAACCCTGTTGCGTATTCTATCGTTACTCCTCCCAATCGTATAGGTTCTATCCTTACGCGAGGTTTCAAATAACCACTTTTGCTTGGTGTCCATATTACATCTAAGACTTTTGCTTCTGCTACTTGGTCTGAAATAACCATCTTAAATGCAAACGCATGTTCAGGATTTCCTGTTTTGCGAATATGGATTTTGTCATTTGTTACAATCACTCCATCTATCTCGTAATCATAATTTGTGCGCCAATCTATTAATGTTTCCGATAACGTTTCATTTGATATTTCAGTGTCTAATCTATTCTGTACTACTCTGTGCCCCAATTCTTCTAACTTCGTCATTTGTCCAGACGGTGTCAATTCTGGTTTAATCACTTCATATGCAATAAAATGTAAATCACGGGATTTTTCATCAATAGTTTTACTATTGACTATTCCTGAGACTAAATTGCGAGGATTTGCAAATGTATTTTTATATTTATCATCAAATGTTGATTTCAAAATAATAAATTCTCCGCGCACTACATAACCTTTTTCTTTGGGCAACTTTAATACTTTTAATAAATGACTAACATCCTGTCCAACTTTTCCATCGCCGCGAGTATATAACTTGGCAGTTTCTCCCTCTGTCGTATATAATCCACTTACACCATCTAATTTACACGACAATAAATATGGTCCGGTATATTTATTTTTCCACTTTGATAATGCAAATGTATCGGGTTTTATTTTATCCATGGAAGCCATCTCATACGGCAATGTCACCTTATTCTTTTCCACCTTGGCTCCTACCCCTTCTAATACTGGATTATTCGGATACTTTCTTTCCATAAATTCAACTATAATGTCATACTCCGCATCGGTTGCAATCGGTTTCTTTGTATTGTAATATTGTTCATTTGCAAATGTGATCATATTTCCCAAATCATACTCAGATAGGTTTTCTATTACTGAAAATCCTTGGGTCTTAAAAGCTAACATGTCTGTTTTTACCTTTTCTTTGTCCATTTTACTTTCCTTTTTCATTTCTTTATCTTTCTTATTGTCATTCTTTAAAACCTTTTTCCTTTTAGTTATATTTTTAGACGAACTTATTTTTAATTTAGATTTGGGTAAATCACTCGCTGTTATAATAGGTACTAACTCTGGTAACTCTTCTATTTCTAGGATTATTGGTTCTTCTATTGGTTTTACTTCCTCTGTTACTTTCTTCTTTTTTGTATATTTACGTTTTGGTTTATCAGTGGTTGGTTTTATTTCTTCCGTTACCTTCTTCTTTTTAGTATATTTACGTTTTGGTTTATTAGGTTTATCAATAATTTGCGATTCTATTGTTTTATTTATAAACTCAACCGATCGTCCATCTATGCGCTCGTCGGGCGTCTTGTATTTCATATTCAATACTTTGAATATATCCTCTTCAGTTTTTACATTCTTGTCTAATTTATCTCCTTTTTTCTCTCCAACTTCTTTTTCATAAAATCCGTGCTCATTGAGCGATATGCCCATTTTTAGTGAATGCCCACGCATAACAGTATTAAATGCTTTACTTCCTGTAAAATATAATACAGCGAAGGGGTACTCGTCGGGTGGGGAATACATAAAATCTACTCTACGTGCTATAGCGTTTCCTTTTAACTTTGCAATAACTAAACATTTGGTATTTCCACAAGACAATATTTCTAATATGATGCCAGTAGCTTTCAAAGATTCTACAAACTGTTTGAATACGTCTGGGTTCTTAGAAGTTATAATCACATCTACATCACCAGATGTCTTTGCACCACGGCGAAAACTGCCCACTATTTCATATTGACTATCTTTATCTGCTATTTTTTTGAATTCTTTACGAAATAATTCGTTATATTCGTTAATCTCTTCGCGAGGAATGCGCTTTATTGTATCTTCATAATATTTCAATCCAATTTTCTGAACATTATTTAATAAGTCATCTTGTCTTTCACGTAATTCGTCAATATTTCTGATGCCTTTTTCTATTAATTCAACTGCTTTTTTAGGTCCAATTCCATGTATATCTGTAAGCCATGTCAAAGGGTTATCTTTTTCACTTTCAAAGATACTCAATGTTCCTGTTTTGATGTATTCATTCATTTTGGATAGTATTGTTGGACCTATATGAGGTTTCCCTTCCATCTGATTCACATCTGTAATATCATTTTCTTCAGCCAATACTGTATCTAGAGCTCTACTGTAAATGCGAGAACGAATGTTATCACCTTTTTTTTTCATCACAATAGACATCTTTTCTAACATTTCAGATAATTGTTCATTCAATCTGGTTTCTTTTAAAGATTCCTTTTCGTGCATTTTATCTGAAATATTATCATCCTGGGACATGTTTTTATCACTCTTTAAAACGTCTTTTCTACCTTTATCAATCATTCGTAAAATACTATTAGTTTCATCTTCTATTGTATCTTTCTTAATTATATCCATAATATATATTATGGATATAAAATAGTTATCTAAAACCCAGGTTCATCTGTAAATATTTGGGTTGCTTTTAAACTGCTTGATTTACTGTCGGTAACTATATTCATGAAATCATTAATTGATCCATTCATGCTTAAAAATGCAAATAGCGCTACAAAACCAGACACAAATACATATACAGAATCTCTAATGATGTACTTTAATGGTTTCCATTCTTTGGTTACATATTTCATTTCTAAAATTTTCAGTAAGAAAAATATGCCGGATATTAACACTGCTATTATCAACAACTTTTCCATCTAATATACTAAAATACAGAATATATTACTACATTTACTACGCATTTTCCTAAATTGGAGGCAATTCTTCAATATCATTTAATAAAATGTCTTCAGTGGATACTTTACTGACTGGCTCATCTAAAATATCAAATCCACTTAAGTCTATTGGCTCTGTAGATATTTGCAATCTTTCGTCATCGTCATCCTCTTCCTCTTCCAATTTCCTTTGCAATGCACGAGCAGTACTTATATCCTCCAAACGTTCTATTGACTTTGGTGCTTCTACCTCACTAATTGCATTGTCGTCTTCTAATATACTGTCCATATCATTAAATGACAATTTTGTCACCAGCTCCTTGTCATCTACATCTTGTATAGATGGAACAACTTCAGGGACATTGGATGATTCATCTGCTTCTGCATTTAGTGAGCCAGACGATTCCATCGCATTGGGAGTAGAATTATCTACATTTTCGCCTTTACTATCATCTCCGTCGTCTCCGGGTCCTTCTATGTTTTCAATAAACACTTGTTCTTCGTGTTCAATACTTTCATCCATATAAGCTCTTATAATCGCGTCGGTAGGAATGCTCTCACGGATTGCCATCATAATGCACTCCTGTACAATGTTTTCTAACTCGCGGTTATTTTTCTGGCTTTGTAACGGGGTAAGGTTCTTTTCAAATAAATATACATTCATGTATAGTTTTCTTGCCACATTGATATACACTTTATGTATAAAGGAGTCTAAATTCGGTATAGATATGTCTATTTTTTTTTGTTTATTTCCTACACGAATGCAGGTTAGTACCTTCAATTGAATGATATGCACACAAGTAATTAAATCTTCTAGGTAATTGCATCCACTTCTTTCTATTATCCTATTCTTCTCCTCCTCTATTATTGTATTATTCCACTTGGGAACTCTAGACAATAAATTTTGAAACGTCATCAAATACTTATTTGCTTCGTCATTGCCGATACATATTTTCCAAGATTCATTAAATATTGATCTAACACCCTCTATTACCAATGGTGTAAATATACTTACCAAACGACTACACCATTCATTCCTGGATTCGTGTAGATTGGCAATTACAAAATCGTCCATATATATTTACTATACGTTATCTACTTTAAGTTATTTTGATATTCAAAAGTTTATCTCTTTGTTTTCTCTCATGTATAGATAGTCTAATACTATAAACATCAAGAATGGTTCTGAACGGTATTCTGATTTTATTTTGTCATAATAAATAATGGTAGAACTCTTCAATACTTCATTTATTGTTTCGTCATTCTCTATCCAATGTATCAAGTCTAAACATGAAAACCCTTTTTGATATATTTCATTTGATAATTCTATCAAATCTGTATGGGTAATCATTTGAACATCTATTTCTTTTATTTTCATAGCTAACCATGGGTTTTCTTGTTTCTGAATATGTTGATTCGTATGATTAATCTTTTTATGTAAATTAATGATCTTACCATTTTCAATATATTCTGGAACATAAATTTCACAAAAACGCGATAAGATTGGATTCAATAATTTATGTTTGTTTTCAACAATAATGAAAAAACGGGTATTGTAACTAAATAGTTCAATGCAACGACGCAATGCAGATTGTGCGTCTATTGTCAAATGGTCTGCGTTCAGTAATATAATCGTTTTAAAGTTGGTGCCTTCTTCAGAGTGTATATTTCGTTTTGCAAAAAATTTGAGTTCTTCGCGAATAAACTTTATACCTTTCCCATGAGAACAATTCACATTCATCACATTATGTTTTATGCGATATTTATCGTTATTATAAATTCTATTTAAAAAAGTATTCACTAATGTACGTTTTCCACTACCAGATGTGCCATGAAACAGTAGATTTGGTACCTTTTTTGTTTTAAGGAAGCTTTCCAATTTATTCATTATATTCATATGTATTGGTAAGATCGGTTTTGTTATTATTTCATTGGATTGATTTCCTGAAAAATAATTTTCAGTACTTATTAGTGAATTTGTTAATTCCATTATTCATACTTGAAATGATAGTTTTATATGTGTTACACATTTGAACATTTTTATGGATTATATTCTAATCTAAACGTTACACTCTACGTTTTTCTATTATTTAGTTACTATTTGTAAAGTAACTGTCGCGCTATCAATATTTTCACATCATCCATATACAAAATATTTTTTACTTATATGGAAATAATTTTGGATGGGAGCACTAATCTTCTTACTGATCTAATTGATTTAGACTTGTCAGGATTGAAACTAAGGGGGGTTGACCTACATAATGCGAACTTAATCCGCACTGATCTTACCAATACTGATTTGACTGGGGCAAATTTATCGGGAGCTATCCTAATTGGTGCTGACTTAATTGGAACTTATTTAACAAATACTAATCTACAATGTTCCAATATGACAGGCGCAAATTTATCTGGTGCAGATTTAACAAATGCGAATTTATCATATTCAAACTTAACATCTGTATATGCAGTACGTACAGATTTTGTAGGGACAGATTTAACAAATACTTATTTTGTAGGGGCGGATTTAACAAGAGCGAATTTATACGGAGCGACTGCGAGTGGAGCAAATTTTTTGGGTGCATCATTAGCCGGTGCAAATGTATCTTACGCGAATTTTTCAAAATGTAACTTTATCAAAACAAATATGACAAAAACTACTAATTTATTTACTTGTTATACTGGTGCAAATTTATTTAAAGCTGATTTTGAAGATGCACTGCCGCGAAATTTGTTTGCAAAGGGGGAGTCATTATATTCATGATATGATTGTCCAATAACAAATAACGTAAAAATTAGTTGTTATTATACATATTTACTATGCATAATATGTATAATGGAATTTACAAATATTATGCAAGAACCGATTTGTAACATAATCAATAACCAAGTGAAAGAAGAGTGGTATTGCTATATCTTGCGCAATAAACAACATCAATTTAGTCATCTTACATATAACGGTTCTACTAACAACCCCAAAAGACGATTGCGACAGCACAATGAAGAAATTTGCGGCGGGGCTCGCTATACACACGGACGGGGTGGGGGGTGGGAAATATACGCACTTTTAACTGGATTTGTTGACCATAAAAATGCTTTATCTTGTGAATGGAGAATTAAACATACTAACGGAAGACCAGGCAAACGTCCAAATAATCATTTAGGTGTCATTGGGAGAATAATTGGCTTGAATGAGGTTTTAAAACTACCAAAATGGACAAGTAAATGTACGGTGGATAACCAAACAGTTAATTACAAACTCTATATAGCAGAAGACGTTGAAACATATATTTGTAGGGCGGATTTACCTACAAATATTCAAGTGGTTACCGGCATCCCAGAATTATGATTGTTTTATGATATTTAATTGTTTAGTAAAAGCGAATCTTTCATGGTACATTGTTTTGCGATGCAAATTGCACGATAAACAGGCAATAACCACATTATCGTTGTTATGGCCGTGCTCGTTATATATTCTATCTAATGACCATTGTGTTGGTTCTCTAACATTTTCATAAAGAATGCGCACTTTTTTTTTGCAGTAATAACAATCTAATTCTGAATCATATAACAGGTTTAATATTTGTTTCACGTTAATTAATTTGTCCATATCTAATATTTTCTTGATTGTGTCTTGGTTTCTGTATCCAGAAAGCTTTTGTTTTATTTGTTTAAATATTATGTCACAAATTTCTGCATTTTCAATGTCACCTTTATGTAATTCTGTAATGTAGGCATATTGATCTTCAATTGAGAGTTTATTTTCATATTTTTTCCATATTTGGTTTTCTGTGATTATTCTTTTTTTTACCTCTTTTTCTTTTTTATCATTTGTGTTATCATTATCAAAATTAAAATTTATTTTTTTTATGTTACTCATTGTATTACCATATCATAATAAATGTATATTTATTACGATTTAATTTGGAAAATGAGAACATAGCGATCTACAATCACCGTTTTCAAACTCTGCTGTATATTTCACTGATTTTGGCATGGTATTTGAAGCAGATTCGTAATCAAATGTCCAACTCAAATGACCGACAGTAGAACCATTTTTCATACAATCATAAATATTTCCTTCAAACTGGGCATAAGAACCACGATTAGTGGATGCGTCTTGTGGAAATATATTGATAGGCAGATTTCCATATCCGCCTAAACGGTTTGCAAGGATATGACCTGCATCACAATCTTGGTTTCCGTCGTCTTCCAGCATTCGCGAGTATTTTTGCGTACAACTGGTTGTTTCGGTACCTTTATCTAAGGATTCAGGTGTCACTGTACCATATGCAGATACTACTACTTCATTCGTCTCATGTAAATTATATATATATGTGATATTTGCACCACCCTCACCCATAATTACTGTATTATGTCCCTGTATTGGACAGGGTACGGTTGTACAAATACAGTCAGTTAAATATGTTACAAACATATCGCTAATACACAACAACAACAAAAATATCATATTACTATACTCCTATAAAAATATATTTATGCACATACGCAAAATACTTACAAATTCACTTGCATTTCATTCTGCATGCGAATGGGCGGCAACTTGTCCAACAATAAACGGGGTACGTATGACAAATATAGAAGAGAAAAAATGGGGCAACACTATAATTGGAGACAACCATAATAATCAATGGACAACTAAATTGGGACAAGCATTAGTATTTGAATGTTTGGAACAATTAGGTGAAAATCCTAGAATGCCAAAGAAAAAAAACCATTATTTACCAGACATAGAAACGGATGACTTCATATATGAAGTTAAAACCAGAAGTTGGACAACCAGTGGTACCGCTGGTGAAAAGGTGTATGGAACTCCATTGAAATACGCAGAAATTCCATTATTATACGGAAAACCGCTCATCATTGTATGTGTGGCATATCAAGAATATGAATTATTGTTTGGAAATACCCCTATATTCGGGGAACACGTACGAGATATGCAAGAAGAGTTCTTGGATTTTTACAAACAACATAATATAGAATTTGAACAATGTACAAAATTAGTAGAATTATTGTCAAAAACTAATTAGAAATTGCATAACATATCTATACACACGAATATATGCTATTCTATGTTTCGCTTTCATGCATTGCACTTTGCATATCTGCGTACGATACTGCTATATTGAACTACGCGGTAAATATTTCACAGGCTGCTTATTGTTTATCAAATATTGATTCATGGACATGCGATACTTGCAATGACAATAATGTATATGAAACAAAATTCGTAAAAAATAATGAACTGGTTATTTTTGGATACAATAACCCATACAACGCTATGTTTATTGGGTTTAGAGGATCTTCTAATATTCAAAATTGGATATCTAATATTCAAATATCATTGGTACGACCATATACAGATACGTCTATCGCTGTGGATAAGGGATTCTATGATCTATATGATAGTATCAAACCTAAAATCATAACTATTTTATCTGCTATGTCCATAAAGTACAAAACCAACCGATTATTCATTACTGGTCATTCATTGGGAGGTGCATTGGCTACCATATGTTCATTTGACATTTTGTATTATAGTTTCCCATATGAAGTTAGTTATTTGGTAACATTTGGCTCTCCGCGTGTTGGAAATGATGATTTTTCTGATTATTTTAATAATTATCAAATTTATTCAAAGCGTGTTACTCACTATTATGATATTGTTCCACATGTACCTGAAGAGTTTTTAGGATATAGACATATATCAAACGAAATATGGTACAATGAAAATAATACGGTATATATTATATGTGACGATAGCATTACAGAAGACAATAGCTGTTCAGACTCTTGCGCACCTACAAAATGTACTAGTACTTCTGATCATATGAATTATTTGAACATTTCTATGGGAAACGATGGATTATGTTGATAAGTAGTAAAAATATATAGAATTATGTATTGTTAGAATATATAATGACTGAAAAGAATGAGGATAAAAAAAATATATTTTTGACGAGTCAGATAATTACATATATGGGCAACAAACGCAAATTGTTGGGGGAAATTGACTTTGTAATTGAAGATCTAAAAACAAAAATGAAGAAAGATAAATTGACAATCGGGGATGGTTTTTCTGGTTCTGGTATAGTTAGTCGTCTTTTGAAAACGAAAGCTGATAAGTTATTTACGAATGATCTTGCTGGATATAGTCACACATTGAACGAATGCTATTTAGCAACCCCTAACATAAATACACGGAAAAAAATTTATAGATATATAGATGAAGTTAATGAGCTGGCTAATAATTACAATGATGATATCTCAGAACCATGGATTTCCGCACATTGGGCTCCAAAAACAGATACTATTACAAAAAACGATCGGGCATACTTTACTAGAGAAAACGGCAGACGCATTGATATAATTCGTGATTATATTTGCAAGCTACCTAAAAAATACAGACCTTTTTTGCTTGCACCGTTAATTGTTGAAAGTTCTATACACAATAATACAAGCGGACAATTTTCTGCATTTTATAAAGATGGCGAAGTGGGCGCTTTTGGCGGAAAGAACGCTATAGATACAAATCGCATTACAAAACCCATTCAAATACCGTATCCTATATTTAATTATCATAAATGTGACATTTGTAATACACGCATGGATACGAATGAATGGGCAAAAACATTTCCACATGAACCATTAGACATCGTATATTATGACCCGCCGTATAACAAGCATCCATATAACATATATTATTTTATGCTTGATATTATTTATGATTGGAATAAGACGATTTCTATTCCAGACACCAATAGAGGACAGCCATTAAATTGGTATAAATCTAGATATAATAGTAAAGTTGAGGCAAAAGACACAATGGAAGAACTGATCAAGCATACAAATGCGCGCTATATTATTTTATCATACAATGATGGCGGTATCATTCCAATTAGCGAATTAGATGACATTTTGAAACGCAATTCACTACATGTAGAAAAAAAGCCTATAGTCCATAAAACTTACAATAGGTTGAAAGGAATTAGCAACTATAAGCGGGAAAAAGATTATCAAGATGTGAAAGAATTCTTATATGTCATAAAAAAAAAATAAGAAAATTAACAATATGTTTTCTAGAAACTTCTTGGATAACTTTCAAAAAATGGACAAAAATAAAATGTCCATTTTTTGATTTTAGAATGAAAAACTTTACAGAAAAAGTGTGATTTGTCAGTTTAAACCATTCTGCTGTGTTTTTGATATTAAATAAAATATTATAACTGCAACCTTTTTTATATTCAGGGATTACTTGGCTCATAAAATTATTTCCATATTATATATTTAGGAAATAAATAATGAGCCAAAATAGAGCAATTGAATTCCATTGCATACCGTGCAACTATGTATGCAGCAAAAAGGGGAATTATAATAGACATATTAACACTGCTAAACATAATCTGGAAATAAATGGAAGTAAATGGAAATTAAAAAAGGAGCAACATCATATTTGCATTCAATGCAATAGAGAATATAATACATTGTCGGGTTTATGGAAACATAAACAAAAATGTAATAATAGGAATGAAAATATTCATAATTTGAACGTTACAAAAGACGATACTCAAGAGAACTCTAAAATTGTGCAAACTATGATGCATCTAATCAAACAAAATCAGGAATTAATCGTCTCTAATCAAGAATTCAAAGAACTTATTACTGAACAAAATAAGACAATTATAGAGCTTTCTAAGAAGGATACTACAACTAATAACAACAATACAACTAATAACAACAATCAAAAATTCAATCTCAATTTCTTTCTAAACACAACATGTAAAGATGCTATGAATATGTCAGAATTTATTGAAAATATTGAAATAGATTTCAAGGACATTGAAAACATCGGTAGAAACGGCTACGTATCGGGCATGACAGACATGATTTTATCACGCATCAAAGAGCTGGATGTGACAAAACGACCACTACACTGCACGGATTTAAAACGCGAAACTATGTATATTAAAGATAACAATGAATGGTGCAAAGATACGCCCGAAAATTCCAAGTTACATAAAACAATCAAGTATGTGGCCAAACGCAATTATGCAACCATTCCATTGTGGCGCGAAAACAACCCAGAATGTCAGGATTGGAACAACCCCAAATATGATTTTTGCGTTGATATGATGCGAAACATACTTGGAGATCTTGGAGATGAACAAATTAGACTTGATAACAAAGTAATAAAGAATTTGTCCCGTCACATTTTAGTGAATAAGACATAAAAAGAATACTTATTAATTTCTTAGAAACTTCTTGGGTAACTTTCAAAAAAAGGACAAAAATAAAATGTCCATTTTTTGATTTTAGAATGAAAAACTTTACAGAAAAAGTGTGATTTTTCAATTTAAACCACTAAGCTGTGTTTTTGGTATTAAATAAAATAGTATAACTGCAACCTTTTTTAAAATATTTTCCACTCAAAAGGATTTAGGCATTTTTTTGTCATTCAAATATATAGTTACATTCATGACAAAAATCTTGCAAGAAAATGCAAAAAAATATCATTGTATTTATTGTAACTTTAAAAGCAGCAATAGTAAAAATTATAATATTCATGTATCAACCCAGAAACATATCAGAATGACAAATAATGACATAAATCTTGCAAATAATAAAGATTTTGCGTGTGTTTGTGGTAAAATATATAAATATAGACAAGGGTTATTTGCTCACAGAAAAAAATGTAACGGGTATGTTTCTATACAAAATATAGAAAATAACAAAATATATGATCCAACTGCATTAAATGATAACATTAGTTCCGAATTGATAACAAAATTGTTGATGCAAAATCAAGAATTATTGTTATCTAATCAGAAATTACAAAGCCAATTGGTTGAAGCTATGAAAGACAGTGGTAATACTATCAATAATACCACTAATAACAATCAAAAATTCAATCTTAATTTTTTCTTAAATACGACATGTAAAGATGCATTGAATATGTCAGATTTCATTGAAAATATGGAGGTTGGATTCAAAGATATTGAGAACATCGGGAAGAATGGATATGTATCGGGCATGACAGACATGATTTTATCACGCATTAAAGAGCTGGATGTGACAAAACGTCCGCTGCATTGTACTGATCTGAAACGTGAAACTATGTATATTAAAGATAACGATGAATGGAGCAAAGATACGCCCGAAAATTCCAAGTTGCATAAAACAATCAAGTATGTAGCAAAACGCAATTATGCAACTATCCCATTGTGGCGTGAAAATTACCCCGAATGCCAAGATTGGAATCATCCCAAATATGATTTTTGTGTGGATATGATGCGAAATATACTAGGAGATATAGGAGATGAACAAACCAAGTTAGACAACAAAATAATAAAAAATCTTTCCAAACATATAATTGTAGAAAAGAATTAGATAAATATATTTTTTTTATAAACTTCTTGGGTAACTTTCAAAAAAAGGACAAAAATAAAATGTCCATTTTTTGATTTTAGAATGAAAAACTTTACAGAAAAAGTGTGATTTTACGTATTAGACCATTATGCAGTAAAATGTAGTTGTGCTTATTATTATTGTTACTAACCTTTTAAAAAGTATTTATACGAAAATAGATTTAAGCATTTTTATTTATTTCCATATATTATATATCTGGAAATAATAAAAATGCCAATAAATGCCAAAGTTTATGAGTGTATAGACTGTAACTTTAAATGCAGCAAGCAAAGTAATTACAATCAACATATAAACACCCGAAAACATAATTTGGAACGAAATGGAAATTTATGGAAACAAAAAAATGCCACATGTGCAGTTTGCAGCAAAATTTTTAAAACTGCATCAGGATTATGGAAACATAAGAAAAAATGCAATGTAGAACCACAATTAAATATAGGTAGTAATGAAGATATACAACCGACACCTTTCAAATATGATACAACTGATGTAGTATTGCAATTACTTACACAAAACCAAGAATTCAAGAAATTAATTATAGAACAACAACAGGAAAATCAAAAACAACAACAGGAAAATCAAAAATTGCATATTGAAAGCCAAAAATTACAAAGTCAGCTAATTGAAGCAGTTAAAGATGGTGGTAATACTATCAATAATAATAATACTACTAATAACAATCAAAAATTCAATCTTAATTTCTTCCTGAATACGACTTGTAAAGATGCATTAAATATGTCAGAATTTATTGAAAATATGGAAATTGGATTCAAAGATATTGAGAATATAGGGAAGAATGGATATGTGTCTGGCATGACAGACATGATTTTATCACGCATTAAAGAGCTGGATGTAACAAAACGTCCGCTACATTGCACTGACTTGAAACGCGAAACGATGTACATTAAAGATAACGATGAATGGTGTAAAGACACGCCCGAAAATTCCAAGTTACATCAAACCATCAAGTGTGTCGCAAAACGCAATTATGCAACTATTCCATTATGGCGTGAAAATTACCCCGAATGCCAAGATTGGAATCATCCCAAGTATGATTTTTGTGTGGATATGATGCGAAATATACTAGGAGATATAGGAGACGAACAAACCAAGTTAGACAACAAAGTAATACGGAATTTATCTAAACATATTGTTGTTAATAAGAGTTGAACATAGTTTATTTATAGTTCATATTTTTGTTTCATATGTTCAATGCCTTGTTTCCATATTTCACTATCATTCCAGTTGCCATTTTTTTCAGTACATATACACAAAATTTTATCAGTTTCAAAAGAATCAGGATGCGAATTAATAAAATATACATTATTATTGTTGTAGAGTTCAGAAAATAACTCTTGCAGTTTATAAACTTTCTCTATCATACCATATCTACAAAGAACAATTATAGGTTCTGAATCACGTGTTATATTTCTAAATCTTTCTATTCGTCTATTATATTTTTCTAACACTTTATCGTGATAATCTTTCCAATTATCAATAATTGAATCATTTTTTCTTTCGCCATATAATTCATCACTTATTAACGTTTTTTCAAAATTTTCAGTTGAAGTATTGAAAGGGTAATCATGCGGAAATTGGAAAAGATATTCATCCACCATTCTAGTATTTGTACGATTATAGAACAATGTTTGATGGAATTTTTTGAAATCTTCTCTTAAGCATTCTTCAATGCCTTCTATTCTGGATTCAACCCAATCAAATGGAAGTGCAACGTCACGCAAATCCAGTGCCCTTAGTGCGGAGGCGGGGGAACAATCGTAACCAAACGGAATAAAACGAACCATTTTATTAACGAAATATATTATAATTTGGTTTCAAACTTATAAGCCAGAAAGATATTGAATATATTTTGTAAAGATATAATATATTCAATTACAAATGAGTAACATTAATCAGGATAGTAATGTATTTCAACCTTTAGAAATATTAGAAAAAAGGCCTATACCACTTCCTTACGAGAGAATAAATATCCAATATAAAAAGAAAGAGGATAATATCCAGGACGAAGAATCAAACATAGGAGATACAGAACCAATTGTAGAAGAGTCATTAAAAATGAATGTGAAAATAGTAGATAAACGTCGCACAAGCAATGTAGATAGAGAAGCTATATTAAAACGAATTCGCCCAACAATGTCTGTAAAAACTACAGACGAATCATCAAATGCTAAAATATACGAGAAAGAACAAGCAAGACCAGTAAGAAAATTAAATATACTAGAAGGAGTTGTAGAAATAAACACTGAAAAAGAGCAGGAAGAAGCCAGGCCAGTAAGGAAATTAAATATAGTAGAAGGAGTTGTAGAAATAAACACTGAAAAACTGGACAATGATGAAGATGAAACAAGTGATAAAGTGCAACCGGATGATCCCGCAGTAGAAGAACCGATTAAGATAAAACCTGGTAGAAAACGCAAATTGAAGATTGTGCAACCAGAAGAACAAGAAGAAGACACAGATGTAGATCTGACTACTGCAGTTATTAGAACACAAAAAGTGGCTGATAGACTTCCTAGCGAAAAAGAAAAAATTATAATAAAGGCATCAAATTACTACATGAACAATAGAAAAATATTTATTCAAAAGCTTACCGAGTTATTCAAACCATATCAAAAAGAGCTAATAGACAATGCGTCTAATATATCTTGTGATAATCGTAGTGCTGGAAATTCATTTGATTTATTAACACATCAAAAAATAGTTCGTGATTATCTAAACATTTATACACCTTATCGGGGGTTATTATTATATCATGGTTTAGGATCCGGAAAAACCTGCACATCTATCGCAATTGCAGAGGGAATGAAAACAAACAAACGCATATTTGTAATGACACCTGCTTCATTAAAGATGAATTTTTTTAGTGAAATGAAAAAGTGTGGTGACGACCTTTATAAAAAGAATCAGTTTTGGGAATTTGTAAGTATAGAAGGCAAACCAGAATATGTTGGTATATTAGCAAAAGCATTGTCATTATCAACTCAATATATACGTTCAAACAATGGTGCATGGTTAGTGAATATAAATAAGGAATCTAATTATGAATCTTTAGATAGTTCAGAACAAGAGTTATTAGATGAGCAATTGAATGAAATGATACGCAGCAAATATACAGACATAAATTACAATGGAATGAATAATAACAAAATGAAGGCATTGACTGGAGATTATAGTCGCAATCCTTTTGATAATTCAGTAATAGTTATAGATGAAGCCCATAATTTTGTAAGCAGAATTGTAAATAAAATTAAACAACCAAAATCTATCTCATATATGCTATATGATTATATCATGAGTGCATCAAATGCGAAAGTGGTATTATTAACAGGAACACCCATTATAAATTACCCAAACGAGATAGGTGTATTGTATAATTTGTTGAGAGGTTATATAACAACCTGGACAATCCCAATAAAATGGGAACGTAAGGAAAAAATCAATACAGATGTAGTAATGTCCATGTTAGACGACGCAAATCTAAAAACGTTTGATCTGGTTGATTATGGTGATAATAAAATCACAATTACCCGTAATCCATTTGGGTTTGTCAATACAAAAAAACGTGGTGCAGCAAAAGGTACAAAACGAACCCGACTTCAAAAAGGAGGCAAGAAAAACAAAACAAAAAAGCGAGAAGCTTTCGCCGATAAATTAGAGTTTGAAGATATGCCAATAGAGACAGATGCAAGAATGGAACTGCTCGCGAGAAAAGGACACAATGAAGACGATAGATATAGATATGATTATTCTGGAGGTGCATCTGAAGTATTTGAAAAATATAATGGTGTAAAATTAGATGAAGCCGGAAACATAACCAATCAAGTTTTTATTGAAAAGGTATTGCAAATATTGAGAAAAAACGGCGTTACTATATTAGATAAACAAATCAAACAAACCAATCATAAATCTTTACCAGACGATAGTAATGCATTTTTAGAAGCATTCGTAGATGTAGATACTGGCAATGCAAAGAACCTGAATCTTTTTCAACGAAGAATACTCGGTTTAACCTCTTATTTCCGCAGCGCACAAGAAGAATTATTGCCGAGTTATGTGAAAACAAAAGACGGAGATATTTATCATGTAGAAAAGACAGAAATGACTGATCATCAATTTAACTTGTATGAAAAGATTAGAAAAGTAGAAAGCGACAAAGAGTCCAAAACAAAGAAAATGGCAAGAATGAAAAAACCAGGACAAGATGATTTATTTACAATTTCTTCAACTTATCGTATATTTTCAAGAGCTGCTTGCAATTTCACATTCCCCCCAGATATTGACAGACCTATCCCAAATATCAAAGAAGGCAATGAGGCAACTGAAGAAATCATGGACATAGCACCCAAAAATGATGTAGATATGAATATAGAAGAAACCGATATTGCTGAAGTGAATGAAGAAGAAATCATAAGCGAAAGAGAAGAGGAAAATTACAATAAGCGTATAGAAATTGCATTAAAAGCATTGAATGTAGATGAAGAAGGAACCGCGACCAAAAAATACTTATCAAAAGATAGATTGCCGACATATACTCCGAAATTTGCAAAAATACTAGAAAATATTAGCAATCCAGAAAACGAAGGATTGCATTTGTTGTATAGTCATTTCAGAACAATGGAAGGAATCGGTATTTTGCGTTTAATATTGATGGCTAATGGATTCGCTGAATTTAAGATTAAGCGTGTAGATAATCAATGGGAAATGATTGAAGAAGATGGCGACAAAGGAAAGCCCAAGTTTGTCTTATATACTGGAACTGAAACAGCAGAAGAGAAAGAAATAATCAGAAATGTGTATAATAGTATGTGGGAATATGTACCCTCATCAATCACTTCGCAATTAAAAACAATAAAAGAAAATAACCATTATGGTGATATTATTAAAGTATTAATGATTACCTCGTCTGGTGCAGAAGGCATTAATTTACGCAACACAAGATTTGTACATATAGTAGAACCGTATTGGCATATGGTACGTGTAGAACAAGTCGTTGGTCGTGCCAGACGTATATGTAGTCACCAAGATTTGCCTGAAGAGTTAAGGACAGTAAAGGTATATTTGTACGTTTCAACATTGACCGCACAACAAAAGAAGGACGAAAAACACATAGAACTTATTATTCGTGACACAAGTCGCATAGACAAAAAAACCCCTGTCACTACAGATGAAACGTTATATGAATTGGCTAGCATGAAACAGCGTATTAACAATCAAATATTGACATCTGTCAAAGAGTCCGCTATAGATTGTAATATATTTGCCAATACTAGTAAAAAGGATGGCGAACAATTAATGTGTTATGGTTTTGGCAAAGTTGAATCAAACCAATTTGCATCTTATCCCTCTTTTGAAAAAGATAAACAAGATAAAGGCGGATTAGATACTAAGAAAATAACATGGAAAGGAAAAAAAATGACAGAAAATGGAATAGATTATGTATTGAACCCAAATACAAACGAAGTATATGATTACAACAGTTATCAAAGAGCAATGGAAATTGGTTCGGAATTGATGAAGGTGGGGAAATTAGTGCGAGAACAAGGAAAAATAAAAATAGAAAGGCTATAAATTCTAAAAAAGGGAAAATAATATCATAATTTAGAATTATTATGATATTATGCTGTAAATATGTATGCAGTATTGATTTAGAAACGACGACGCTGTACAGGGATGCCTTCTAATTTATACCAACAGCTATCAATCTCGTCTGTGCAAATGCTCCATTTTCCATCATCAAAATGTACATCTATATGTGCCTTAATTACCTCACCTGTATTTTTGTCAGTGTAACCAGCAGTCTTAATGACCTTGGTTACCTTTTTTTTCTCTACTGGGATGCCTTCATATACAAAAACAGTGGTTGCAGCTTCGTCACTATAAAGTGTAATAGCTACACCAGAATATAAGCCGGTCTTGAATAAAGCAGTCATATCTTCGTTTAGTTTAGCATAGTTAGTAGTATCTAATTTTTGTGCCATTATATACTAAATAAATATAATATTATATAGTAAAATGTCTATTCCAGAAAAGTATATTCCTAAAGTTTTAACAAAAAACGATAAACAAAAACAAACGTCCTATCTTAATAAGAGCCGACGACAATATAAGAAGAGATCTTATTATCTACGCCCGAAGTTAAAATCATTCAAAAACAAAACGTCTAAACATTTAGAAACAGTACGCAGTATCTATGGTATAAATTCAATTGCTGTGAATGACGAGTTATCAAAAAAGACTAAATGTTCTATGATTGGATTGGAAAAAATAATAAATAAAGGACGAGGTGCATATTATTCGTCTGGCTCAAGACCCAATCAAACACCCGAATCTTGGGGGGTAGCGAGGTTAGCAAGTGCAATCACAGGAGGTCCTGCAAGCACGGTTGATTATCACATTTTGAACGAGCACTGTAAATCAGGGAGCATGGCATTGAAAATGGCTAATAAAACATGTAGGAAAGCAAAGAAATGTAAGAAATATGTACGCAGCAAAACTATAAAAAATAGACGCGTTTGAATTATAATTATACTTTTATGCGAATAAAAATATAAAAACAAACGCAGTGATTTATTTATATTTGTAATGAACGAAGCTAATAATGTATTAACAATTAAAACTGTTCAAATTCAACCTATTCGAAATATGATAACCGCCATCAAGGACGTATTGACAGATGCGACTATCACTTTTACTAAAGAAGGTATGAAAATAATTAATTTTGATAAAACACATACAATTTTAGTGAATGTATGTTTGCATGCAAGCAAATTTGAGTATTATAATTGTGAGCCTGAGAAGATTATTGTCTGTGCAAATACATTGCATCTTTTTAAAGTTATTTCTACAATGTCTAATGATGATACATTAACGTTGTATATTGACAAAGACGATTATCATGAAGGAATTGTATCTCATTTGGGATTACAATATGACAATGGAGACATAAAACAGTGTTACAGTCAAAAATTACGTTTGATTGAACCAGATATGGAGGAATTGGTAGTGCCTGATGTGGAATATTCAACTGTCATTAACCTTCCAACAACAGATTTTCAAAAAATAGTTCGCGATTTGAATGGAATTTCAGACCGGATTGAAATCAAATCTGTTGGAAATGATTTAGTGTTTTCTTGCGATGGTAATTTTGCAAGCTCACGTATTTTTCGGTCTGAATCGGGAGGTAATATGGAATTCTTGCAAAAATCGGATGCATCTGTCATTATCCAAGGAGAATTTTCATTGAAAAGTTTGAGTCATTTTATAAAATGCACGCCATTATGTAGCCATCTGGAAATGTATTTAGGAAATGATTTGCCATTGATTGTCAAATATGACGTAGCATCTTTAGGTGAAATTAGAATGTGTTTGGCTTCATTGCCGCCATCCTAAATATATTATACTATATGGATGTATTATTGATGATTATTATTTTTATGACGATGGTTATTGGATTTCTCGTTTCAAATATATTATTGATCAGAGGATTGGAAAATATTTAAAAAATTGAACAATTTGTATATAAGTTACTTGTATATACAAATTAACATGAGCGAATATAAATACATATGTGACACTCATAAATCATTAGAGATAGAAACCCTTCTTTCGCCATGTAGAGGCAGATGTGTAATTTGCAACAAAAAAAATGTACATGGTTATACAAATCCAGATCATACTTCAAATCCATTTGGATACTTGTATTTGATACCAAAAATATGTATAGAATGTGCTACAAAAGAGCGTCAATGTATGTGGTGCAATGTTCATAATTTCAAATGCAACTTATTTTCACGATATTAGTAGAATAACTATATCATTATCCGTATACGCCTTCTCAAATACTAAGAGATTTTGCATTGTTAGCAATAACTGTACCAATAATATTGGTTTTGCTGACATTTTTTATTTCTGTGTAAATAATATTTGTGTTTTTCATGCTTTTGCATTTTGACTTAGATTTACATAGAATAGCTCCTTGTTTGATAATTTGTCTAATTTGCTTCTTATTTTCTATACCAACTGTAGATATGTGTGCAATTACATGACATGATGAAGAGCCTTGCACATGAAACCATATATCATTTTCATCAGCATTGTCAATTATATCAAAATTGTCTTGTGAGTTTTTACCAAGACTAAATAATACATGGTTATCTAAAGATGGAATGTAAATACTTGTTGTCATTGTTCATTATTAGTATGTAAATAATAATGAAATAATCAATTTTTACATCCGTGATAATCTTATATTCTTAGTTTTTATCTATCATACCCCCCATTTATCAGTAATATATGATTCAATATTATCTAAATTAGCATTAGATAAAGCAACATCATATACTAATATTTCTGCTAAGAAACCAATAAAAGAATTAGAACCTGAACCAATATTCAATTCAGTGTTGTTAGAACCAGTAGTTTCCGCAATAGTATCACTATATGAAATAGTTTTAAGAGTTTTATCAAATCTAAATTTAAGTTTATCTTCATTAATAGTTTGTCCTCCATCATAAATCATAGTTACTAAATGCCAATTATCATCTAAAAGTACATCATTGACTGTACCTGATACATTTCCAAAAGCGATATTTATTGTAGAATCGTTATTGACTTGAATATTCAATATATTGTTATTAGTAGTAGATAAAGTTTGTAAAGTGGTAGGTTGTGTGGTTTTGAATAATATAAAGAATGTAAATGATGATAAATCATTAAACCATGCTATTGGATTTATACTGAAATATGATGTATCTATCAACTCTATGATACTTAAATTATTTAATGAAGGATCTGTTTGGAATAAAGGCTTGGTATTACCGCTTCCGTTTAAATTATGTCCGTAACTTGATTTATCCTCCCATTGCTGAATATTACCATCATCTGAAATACTACCAGGTTTTAAGAAAGATGTATCATCAGAACTGTACCATATTTGTAATTCAATAGTTTCGCTCGTTGGTTCTCCGGTTTCACTTGTGATTGCAATATCTGTATTATCGCCAGATTGACCTTGTTTATCATTATTAGCATCATTACCATTACTGAAATTATTATCGTTTCTTACTGGATTTGGACAACAAAAATATGCTCTTTTTGCTAAATTAGATCTAAGTGCTGGCGATTTGGCACCAATACCTGTATTCATATAATAATTTATACCAGTACCCATTACTGCATTTTTAGTAGATATGAATCTAGACATATATATATATATATATACATTTGCTTTAGATGTGTAAAAATTATATGCGTTCGTTGCACATATAATTTTTTTTATTAAAATTCGGGTTCATGTTTTTTAAAAAGACAACCTTGTGTAGATAAATTATGTATCTCAGTAATTATATTAGGGTCTTGTTGTTCAGAAACGTCTAACCAAATTTTGATAATGCAAAAGTTTTTCTTAGGCGAAATCGTGATTCCATTTATATGTTTGTTGTACAATTTGTCTATGCATAATGCATTCCCAGTCATTAAATAAGTAAGTTTTTTCCATACATCTACGACAACTTTATTGCTAATTTTATATGAAAAACACCCACCGTTTCTATTTTTAGGGTCTTCCCAAGTCGGTGTAATGCTATCTTTCATGATGAACAGCATGCAATTTTTGATGATTCCATCATGAATGGATTCATTTAAACGGATAATGTCCTCCATTGTATCTATTGATTTCTGTATGGGGATATAACTTGCGAGAGACCAATTTTTATCTTGTGGTAAATGGTAATATATATCCCATTTATCATTTAAATGGTGCAATTGGGTTGGAGTACTCACCGCATCCATAATTACCCGTATATATATAGGATAAACAATCTTTATATCATTTTATTTTTTCAATGCTGTACCCGTTGTCGTTTAACATTATAAATTCGTCACAGTGCAAATCAAATTCATTGAAATCTTCATCTGTTATTTTTAACTTGTAATGATTAGTGAAAACGAAATGTTCAGGCTTATTCATAGTATAATCAAACCATCGTTTTAAAAATACCGATGATAGAATTTCATTATTTTTTATGAAATACGATTTAGGTATATCTATTGGTATTGAGTGATAATTATCTACGTATTCAATTTCAAAGAAAGGATTTGTTGTGTATTCCATTAATGAATGCCATTGATCATACAATTTGCGTTTATTGTGACAACATAGATATTTTTCATTATATTTTAATATACATATACCTTTCACCGTTAAAGTTGATGAATCTTCTTTGTTTTCATTTGAAAAAGGTTTTACAGAGTTTTTAATTATCATATCACTAATATCGGAATTGCTATTGTAATGAATATACTTATACGTTTCAACTAAGCTATATTCATTTTTATTAGTTTGTTTATACATAGTTGCTATATTAATCCAATTGCAGCCATAATATTCTACTCTGCATTTGTTTATCGCACTGTAAAAATTTAAATATAGATTAACAAATAAATCTACGCTATTGTGGATTGCTTCATTTCTTATGTATATATCCATGAATTGGTCTTTACAAATGGAATATGTTTTATTGTATAATAAGATACATTGAAGTGCAACATTCTCATAGTCAAAATACTCTTTTAAATCTATGTCTTCATAATCAAAATACTCTTTTAATTGGAAGTATTCTTCTAGATCAATATTTATATTGTACGGGTTGATGGAGGAAACAAAATCACATATTTTTGCTAAGAATAGCATGCCAGATATTCCGAACAAAAAATACATATATATATATATATATCCTTGATGAATATGTTTAAATTATTTTTTTCTCAAATAAAATAGAGTTATATTATAAATACTTGTATGCCCAAACTAGAAAATGGTTTATTTATATTTCATCGCGACCTGCGTTTAAGGGATAATAAAGGTCTCATTGAAGCAAGCAAACTCGTAAAAAAGTTATATGTTTGTTTTATATTTACACCCGAACAGATAAGTGAAAAAAATAAATATAGATCACAAAATTCTATTCAATTTATGATTGAAAGCTTGGAAGATCTAGAAAAAAACATAGAAAAAGATAATGGAAATTTACAGTTATTTTACGGCAATACTGTAGAAATAGTAACTGGTTTATTAGAATACATGCAATTAGATATAGTATGTTTTAACAAAGACTATACACCTTATGCAGTAAAAAGAGACAATAGCATAATAAAACTATGTAGAGACAATGATATTTTATGTGAAAGTTATTCGGACTATTACTTATACGAACCAGGATCCGTTATCACTGATTCATCAAATCAAGCGTATAAAAAATATACGCCTTTTTATAGAACAGTATTAAGTATGGATGTAGATATCCCAAATAATAAAAAAATTTCCAATTTAACGGCACCAAAAAAAAGTTTGAGTAACACTACATTGAATGAAATGTATAGCAAATATGCTGCACAAAATACAAAAATACTGGTTGAAGGCGGTAGGGTTAATGGATTGAATAAATTAGCTATAGCTGGAATGCAGCAAGGAGAATATGACGAAAAGAGGGATTTTTTTAAAGAAAAGACTACTCATCTATCTGCTTATATAAAATTCGGATGCGTTTCTATAAGAGAAGTCTATCATTTGTTTAAAAATAAATATGGATTAGACCACGGATTAATAAGAGAACTAATATGGAGAGAATTTTTTGCGCATGTTTTATATTCTTATCCAGAGGTGGTCGGACAATCATATCAAGAAAAATTTCGTAATTTGAAATGGGAAAATAACAAAGAATATTTTAATAAGTGGAAAAAAGGCAATACCGGAGTACCATTAGTTGATGCATGTATGCGCGAAATGAATACAACTGGTTATATGCACAATAGAGGACGCATGACTGTTGCCAGTTTTTTAATAAAAACGTTGTTAATAGATTGGCGTTGGGGGGAAAAGTATTTTGCACAGAAACTTACTGATTATGATGTAGCCAGCAATAATGGCAATTGGCAAGGAATAAGTGGCACTGGTGTTGATATGAAACCATATTTTCGTGATATGAATCCTTGGTTGCAAAGTAAAAAATTTGATTATGACGCAACCTACATTAAAAAATGGGTACCAGAGTTACAATCGGTTGATTCTTCTGATATTCATGAATGGGATACTGCATATAAAAGATATTCCCACGTTAAGTATCCAAAGCCCATTGTTGATTATTCCTCTAGAAAAGAACAAATGATGAATATGTACAAAAAAGCTTAAAAAATAATAATATATGTATTGTTATTATTTTTTTGAAATTATTTTCAAATATCTAGACTAATTACATTCTTATCTGATTTGTTTCTTTTTCTGTTTGATTTGAGAGGTACATGTGGATTCTGGATGTCTTTCAATGAGCTTACTGATATCATAGAGTCGTTATCGTTATTTCCCGTGGTAGATGGACCTTCTTTACGGATATCAACGCTTCGTGTTTTTAATCCAGATAAAATATCATCTATGCCACTGGTTTGCGGACCTCTCATTTCGGGTCTAACTGCAGGTGTGGAACGTTCATTTACATTAGACATGCCATTATTCAATTCAACTCCTTGCTCTCGGAACATAGTTCCTCTACTTGCATTTATATCAGGACGATTACTAGGAGTTTCTGTAAAATTCATACTTGGTCTGACTGGAGGCGGTTGATTTTTAGTTTCAACTGGTGCGGGGGGAGGAGGACCCTTTGGTTTATTCATTTGATCCTGCATCAAATTATTTGCAAATTCAAATCCAGGCGACTGCTGACTCATTGTATTCACCGTAGCATCTGTAAACATACGCATTAATTCGGGACTTTGTTTGATGACATCATTAAATCCAGGTGTTGCACTTGACAGAGCCTTATTGGAAAAATTCAATACAGCTGCACTAAACCCTAGACGTAGCAATAATGAAAGCTCAGGTGCCATCTTTCCACCTTTATATTTATCATGGAGTTCTGTAAATATTTCATCGTAACTATCTATGTCTTCGCTAATCTGTTCCCCCCAACCATCCAAATTCAAATCAAACGGATTGAACACCGCATTGGCATATTCAACTGAATTGACAAATGTCATAAACCACCAACCTTGTAGTTTGACGGCATCTTTCTTTCTTTTTTCTTCCATAATAGTTTCATACTCATCTTCAATCTCCTCAAATGAAGAATCCATGTTTAAATCGTTATTTTGCTTTATGTGACCCTTTTCGTACCACTCTTCCATTTTTTTTAGCATCATGCGTTTTTTTCGTCTTTTTTCCCTGTCATTCATACTAGATTTGGGCGGAACATTCGGCATTTCATTCATTTTACTATATCCATCCCATGTTTTGGTATTGCCAATGCTATCACGGGTTGCAGAACCCAGATTACCATTACTCATTTGATCGTCTGAATTTATTTTATTTGACTCCATTCCAATAGAATCTTCAGTTTTTAAAAATCCACCGAGTCCAAACATATCAGAAGCCATTCCAGATAAAGATCTGGAGTCAGCGTTGGCAGTTTTTTCAGACAGTTCATTCAATTCGTTTTCCAAATCATTCAAATCTCCTAAATCTACATTTATATTACTATTAGATGCTGAACGGCTTTTATCATTCATTAATAATTCTATACCAGACCCAAAATTAACCTTTGGCGCATCGCTTATATTAATGGATACGGGATCATCTATATCAGTTGCACCAATATCAATTATGTCCATGCTTATGATATTTATACACTATTTATTTTTAAATCGTCCGCATAATATATTATATTTCTATGTTTGAAGAACCAAATACCTTGTAAAAACGAATCTGCCAAATCGTCTTTTTTTTTAGTATTCATGCTATCTATCCATTTTTGGAAACCATTGTTATTTTTCAATATAATAGAAGTATAGTAAATGCCATCCTTTTTATTCTCTTTATAATTCGGATTATTTTTTGGCTTGTAAGATGATTCAGCAATTTCTTTCTCTACGAACTTATTTTGCAATTCATGTTCAGAAAATTGTTTCAATTTATGTGAAGACGACACGAAATATATGTCTAATTTATCATCGTTCATTATAAAATATTGTGCTAACATTCCTTGAATTGTTTTCATACGATTGGCTATCGGTGAAATTTGATTTTCAATAATAACATGTGTTATTTTATCAATTCCTGCAATGTTATTTAAACATTTTTTCATGTTTTTCCCGATTTCAATTAAATCAACTTCGCCTGCCTTTTTTTGTTTATCTTTCGCGATAGTCTGGAAGCATTTATTTTGATAAAATGTATGAATTGTATTAACAATAGATTCTTTTTTGGGCTTAGTTTCTTCATAATCCATTAATAAAAAATTTCCTCTTCCTATTTTCAATAATGTATCTATTTTTTGTTTTTTTAAATAAGGTAATTCAGTTTCTTTTGTAGGTATCATAAATTGACTATTTTTTTTTGCATGCTTTTCACAAAAACAATCCACTCCTTTTGAATACTTCGCTTTTTTTCCACAAATCTTGCTAGGATCTGTTTTCTTTTTCCCTTGCATCTGAAAATTGCAAGTTTCTATTTCGGACGTTTCTTCATTCATTAGATTGAGAACACCCCAATCTACAATTTCAAGTTGATTATTTTCATAGCTTAAATAACAGTATGCCATATTCTTGATACCAACATCAAAACTTATTAATTTCATAATATTCTATATGAAACATATACAATATTGTTTATGTTTCATAATTTCAAAAATACTTTTCATTCTTTACTTGCTAGGATTAGTTTCCGGTCTTACAGTTTTTTTAATAAAATTCTCCTGCGTAACTACAGGAGACACTTTTCTAGCATATAATTGTTCTCTTGTTAAATAGCTTTCTTTAAGATCGCTATTTGTAAAACCGAATGGTTCAGTGTTGTCTAATACAGACGAAAATGTGTGAGGCGTTTTCATTTTCTGACTTATTTGATTAGATTGGATATTTGGTATATCAATTGGACGGGTATTATAGCCATTATCATTAGAAGAAGCTAAAAAATTAGATTTCATAACGTCATTCGCATTGTTTGTTAAATATTTGCGATATTGCCAATTGGATGTTATTTTATTATCTTCAATGATTTTTGTATTTTCAGTTGCATTAGGTTGCCATGAAGCCGTAATTGAACGACCGTCGTTCATGAGAGGAGGCATGCCTGGATATTTATTGTTTGTATTATACCCTCTCTCGGATTGAGGGACAGTTTCTTTGATTACTGGATAAGCTGACTCAATATTTTGTGAATTTGAGAAAAAGGTTGAAAACATTATAATATAATTTTATATTATAATAGGAGAATACATTTTTTTAAATTATTGATTACTTTCTAATAATGCAATCAAATCATTTTTTTTCAATTTACTAGGATCACTACTTAATCCTTTTTCTATTACCAGTGATTTCAATGTTGGTACATTCATTTTCTTATATACTTCAGCTGTATTAATAGAAGCATGCGACATGTTGTCATTTTCCTCTAAATGGTTCGTCTCGTCCAGCTTATTAATGTGAATTTCATCAATTGCTACAGTATTTACTTCAAATGCTCCGTTATCATTTTCATCAACATCGTCATGCATATCTGATATTACAGATTCGGCTGTATCAATATTGTCTAAAGATTCGTCCATATCAACTGATACAACTTTTACCTCTCCTTCTTTGTCATCATCACTATCGCCATCATCACTATCGCCATCATCACTATCGCCATCATCACTATCGCCATCATCGCTATCGTCATCATCACTATCGTCGTATGAATCTTCATCTTCGTTATTGATAGCATGAACACTGCAGTCAATGAGATCAGGTAACGATGCATCGTCGCTGTCAGATTCATCGTCATCACTTAAGCTTACATTAATCCTAGAAGTCTGAGGGTCTGTAAATGATGGATACGTTGGTTCTGTTATAATAGAAGGATGTACTAAACCACGTTTTATACTTGAAAGCTCCTGTACCATATTATTTAGTATTTCAAACATGGTTTCAGTGCTCTGCTCTAACTTGCTGACACGTTGTTTAAAATGATAAATCAACATTAAAAGTAATACACAACTTATACCTAAAGTAATAAAAAACATAGACTCTAGCATATTGAACAATTTCATTACAATAGAGGGATACTATATTAAATAATAGACAACGAGTGTCTAAATTATTTACATAATTATTTAATTATGTAGCCTACAAAAAAATAAGAATACATTATATAATCATATTATGAATCGTTCATTTGAAAATACACTTTCCCCAATATCGGAACCGGATAATAATATGAATGATGCATCTCCTATGTTATTTAGTGGAAAAAACTTTATTATCATAATCTTAACAGGGTTATTGATTTTGTCCTTTTTAGGAATAAATTTGTTAATGATTTTAGGAAACTGGATACAAGTTATAATCAATATTTTCGGTCCATTGGTAAGACAAATATTGTCGGTATTAGGCTATACCACTGGGACTGTATTGGATAAAACCGAAGATGTTGCCACTACAGTAGCTAAAGCAGGAGTTGATATTGCTGGTGGAACAATTCAGTCTGTAGCTGATTTGTTAAAAGACGCCAGTTCATCAAATGTAGATCCCAGATCCCGTGCCGAATTAGACAACTCTTTAACGTCTAACAACGATAGAGCACCAAGTAAATCTTTATTCAAATATAAGGAGCCCGAATCTGATAGCAGTGAAACTCCCATACAAAAACCGATTACTTCGGATAAAATGTCATGGTGTTTGGTTGGTGAGTATGAAGGCAAGCGCGGGTGTGTGGAAGTAGAGGATGCCAACAAATGTTTATCGGGACAGGTATTTCCTACACAACAAATGTGTTTGAACCCAACCAAGTCTGTGTATATGCATAGTCATTCTACATAAAAATATAAATTTTTTATTTTACATATGAAATAAAAAATTAGTTGAATCATTATACGTGGCATTAACGTTTTAGTTTTTGCAAACTAGCAATCGCGTATATGTATTTATCATTTAGTTCATATTTGCAGCCAATAACCGATACAATTAGATTGTCTCCCTCTTTAATATTGGAAAATTCTTTATACGTAAAATGATGGTCTCTTGCTATGAAAATTGTAATAGGCACACTCCCTCCTTCATCAATTACTTCTGCATGCACACCTGCTTTGGTTATAGTTTTAGCAGTGCATTCCATTAGCATACCTTCTACCGGATGACATAACATACATTCATAAACGGTTTGAAATTCTATATTTGCATTAAGAACATTTCCAGAAGAATAGGTCATTACACTTACTGAACCTGGTTTAATAAATCCTTCTGGAATACACTTCCCTTCTGTGTTTTTCTGTATGGTTCTTTCTAAATTTTGTTTCACATTTTTTCCTACATCATTTATAGATAAAATAACCTTAGTTGTTAAAACTGACGGGCTATACACACCGTAAATTTTTTTTTCTTGTTGAGCTGCCATCTTAATATAATAACATATATTAACTTTATGTTATTATCAATTTTATATTAGAAATATTATTTTTTAGTAACATTACTGGAGAGTGATCGTGTAATGTCTAAAAACCATACTTTATCGTTAGTAGATTCATTATAATAGCGCATTATACATTCCAAAAAGACACATAACCCCGGTTTTAATATATTCTCAAATTCACTACTGTTATAAAGAGGCCATCCATTTGTTTTGTATGGATTTTCATTTATTATTGGTTGAATTCTGTGCAATATATCTACTTTTCCTAAGTTTTCGCAAATCGCTCCCGTATTATTTTTATCACCTTTTGTATTTTTGATTTTAAACATAATTTGCCCTTTGAAGTTGTGCATGAAACCGAATACGTTATTTATTTTATCACTATTTACTGAAAATTGGGTTTGCATTTGTTTTTCAAACAAAATATAGTCTGTAGGTTTCCCTTCTATCCATTTATTTTCGGTGTCGTTAAAAATATACAACGCGTTGTTTTTACCAGACGGAACTAAAACACCTTTTTTATCTTTTATCTGTATTAGATTCTTATCGTAATATTTTTTAATTGCATTATAATATGCGTTGTCTTCCGAGATGGTTCT